GAATGGATATAAATATGTAAAAGGGAATGATAATATTTATAATTGGAATCACGGTCCTATTGACGATTTTTATGTATTTCCAGATCTACTACCAGGATACGTGGTCTAAAACAATCCCTCATCACATAAATAATATGTTCTTCAATTGGTTCAACACGCCACCCAAGAAGTATGTCAATCTCATACTTCAGCCTGATACGAGCGGGATGAAGTATGCGGGATTTCGCGATGGTACAGCACTCAAGCTGGTGGGGACGGATGGGGAGACGGTCGGCGATTTTATGCGGCGTTTCAATACTTACCGCGGACCTGAGGAGCAAATCGCACTACTTTACACTCCAAGCGGCGAAATTCTTTCGTTTACGACTGTGGTTAGACAGGATATGAAGGCGGTTGTCAAGTATGTGCCGAACTGAGGTTTAAATAAATATCTATAGAAACCTATAAGAAGGTATTCTATGCCCTCTTTGAAGAAGTCGTCAAGTATCCCGCGAAAATTAGGCGTAAAAGGGGATGATACGATCCTCAAAGATGCTATTGACTTCCTATTTCAAATAAAAGGAATTCAATATATTCAGAAGCACCCGGACTTTATAGTTCCAAGTGCTGAGGAATTTTTCAGTCACGTCACAACTCTGACATCTGAAGGATCCCCTAAAAAACGGACATGTCTTTCCAATCGGTTTACCTCGTTTCTATGCTTTCTGACGCCAATGTTTCACGATGTTCATATGTGCTCATCTATTCTGTCCAGTCTTACAATAGCCACCTACGCTCTTACACTCTATACAACTACGAGCACCTATTTACGCGAAGCCCCGCCATCAGCGCCGTTAAACAAAGCATTACAAACGCTTGATTCCGCCACCACTGTGAATTCTATACATCCGTCCCTCCACCATTTTATATCGGTTTATATGCCGTATGTTCCGAAACAGGCGATAGAGAAACTTGTGGCGGTGACGGAGGAGTTTATGCGACGTACCCTCACCAAACTACCGACCCACGTAAAGTCGCATTTACCCGCGCTAGATATTCAGGAAATTGGAAAGGATATTTGCCAAGGGTTGGACAGTGTTTATAACTATGCGCCGTTTTTCCTACAATGGAAGGCGCCGGTCGCCGTCTTGCTAACGCGGTGCGGTATGGAACCGTGCCGATCGATGTGCGAGGAGATTGCCGATTTTGTGAAATCGAAGAGCCACGAGCAGACAGTATAGCCTAAAACGCCGACAATATATATTGTAGATGGCTACGTGTGAAGTTTTAAAGAAGAGCGGGAAGCCGTGTACCAAACCCGCAGAATACATATACCAAGAGCGTAATATATGTAAGAAGCACTGGAAGACGCTACCTAAGAAAGTGCGTAAAGAGCACCTTCGACGTAACAGAGCCCTAACTGAATATACACATATTCTTAAGTACGTATTAACAGAAGTTGTCAAAAATAAGCGTATGAGTTACCGTCAGATGGCGGAGCTTACGCATGCCGCCGCTGATGTGACCAATACTCTCAATCAAAAAGAGCGAAAGGATCTTATTAAACTGATTATTACAACTGTGCGCCTACGCCGTGAAACGAAGCCGTCCCAGGAATCTACAGCATTCGGGGCGCTTGGGGAATTGATACAGGATATCTGTGATACATCGCCGGTGTAATTGATAGAACTTGCTGAGGGTCATCACCATTGGTCAAGTAAATATCCAGCCCAGCACGCGGATGTCGAAACAGGACATCCATTTCAAAGTATTGGAGGAAGCGGCTGATGCCCGTCCAGGATGCCGAGCTCCGCCGCAGACCTAGCACCAATGTTTGTAGGGCAGGAGCGTAGAAGGAGCGTTCGGTGTACCAGACGCGCCAGAAACGTTCGAAACTCCCCTCGCCGCATTTGGCGAGTTCTGCTTCGTCGAGGATAATGCTGACAACCTTGGCGGGTTGGTAGGGACTATAGTCAATACTGCCGGTGCTGATACCGTCAAAGATATCCATTTGGAAGGAAGAATATGTAATCGTAGTACGCCTACATAGTCTCTAAACGCCTGCGATGCTTTCAATTTTTTCAAACAGGCGCACGGCGCGCAGCGGAAGCATATGATCTGCCGGCGGAGCCTGCTCCACCAGCCGGTCCGCTACCGCTACCGCTGCCGCTGCCGCTACCGCTGCCGCTACCGCTACCGCCAGGCTCGCGAATATCCGCACGACAGACAGGGCAGTGAACACTCTGCTCTAGCCACGAATCTACGCATTCACGGTGGAACTGGTGAGCACAATGGAGTCGGCGCCACTGATGAGAATTCTCACTTTCAGCGTACGTATGTTCCTGGCAAATCGCACAATTGACATCCGCCGCAATCGCCGCGTCTTCAATAACAGTAGAGCCGGCGGCAATCTGCGCCTGCGTAGCTACAACATCTACCTCCTGCCAAAACCCGCGAGCACCAACAGTAGTGGTAATAGGAACATCAAGCCCCCCAAGCATAGCACCGGTAAGAATATTAAGGAATGATGCGGCTTCACCGCCGGTAGGTGACGTGAGATGAAGGAGATCGTTCGCGGTGATGAATTCATTCGGATTTCTCTGACGCCTAGGAGGCGGAGGGGTATTGGTTGTAGCAGTCGTAGGCTCTGAGCCTCCCGCAGCACGAAAAGACTGACCAACTGTATTAATACGATTGAGATTGCCGGTACCCGACGGTAGTTCTACTGTGCCACGCCGGCGAATCTGTGCCTGCGGCGTCTCAGGCGCAAGAGGAATTTCCATACGAATGTTTGCCGTCGTGGCAGTATTACCGTTAAAGGCATTATTGAGCGCGGTTAGGATATCAGGGACACCGACAGGTGGAGAAATAACGGACGCTGGCGTGCGCGAGCGACGCCATTCATCAAAGGCAGCACGACGCGCCTGTGACATATACATATTATAGATGTGCTGCTGGCGTACAAAAGTAGGTTGAAAGAGGCGCCCCATACGGTGGCGAAAGTAAGCCACCATTTCATTGGGGAACATGGTCTCGTCATAAAGGAGTTCGGGCATAAAATTATGGAGTTCATCTAGCATAGAGAATCCATAGACCGTTTCATATTGTTGGGGATTGTAGGTCATTGTGGTGTTATTTGGCATTATATATTTAAATTACTTCAATTTTAATTCTTTAGACGGTTGAAAAATTTGAAGAGTCTAAAGTATGAAGTATAAATAATAAGAAGAACTAACACAAATGACAGAATTGTCGACGACAATCGGCTTGGCAAATTTAGGAAATACATGTTTTCTAAATGTTGTTTTACAAGCACTACGTCTATCACCTCCATTATGTGATATATTTCTAACAAATACGGTTGAGCCTCGTAAGGGGACAAGCAAAAAGTTACTCTTAGAATCCTTTCAAATACTTATACGCGATTTCTGGAAGCACTCGCTACCGGCGGGTGCCAAGCCTACGTTGAATCCGCGGGGATTTCACGAGGCATTTCTACGAACGATTCACGACTGTGGCGATGATTGGCATCGTTACGGACAGCAAAGTGATGCGGCGGAAACGATTCAGTATATTCTGAACGGCATTCACGATGCGATGTATAAAAATGTTATTATGAAAGTTATTGGTAATTCTACAAATAAGGAAGAAGACGCATACGTGAAAGCGATCGAGTCGTGGGGCAAATTCTTTTGTAAAGAGTACTCACCAATCATCGAGCATTATAATGGACAGACGCAAACAGAGGTAATTTGTGATGCGTGTAAGGTGGTGAGCACGCGTTATGAGCCGTGGTTGATGCTGAAGGTTCCTTTGCCCGGCGGCGAAATGCCAAATCGTACTAAGATTGACGCAACTCTTACGGATTGTCTCAATCTGGCGTTTGCGGATGAGAGTTTGGATGATTATCAATGCGACGCGTGTAAGACCAAGGGGAAGGCGACTATTAGAAATCGTATTTCTCGAGTACCAGATATTATTATTCTAACATTGAAGCGATTTACGAATACAATGCAGAAAGTTGCGGGCAAGGTTGCGTGGGATATTAGTACATTTGATTTTCGCCCATGGATGGCATTCAAGGGTGATCCATTCAATCGTATGTATATCCCTCCTATTTACGAGACAACAGCGCTCATTGAACAACAGGGATCTTTCCGAGGCGGTCATTATAGAATGTATGCGAAACAGGAACAGCAGTGGTATGAATATGACGACAATGATATTCGGAATGTACCCGGTGAAACCGCGATGAATTGTGATACTTATATCGCATTTCTATCACGCAAAAATCGAATTGAATCGATGGATGTAGTAATGCGAAGCCATATTCAAACATTGAGGGCGGGTCAGCATGTAAAGAAGCGAGTAGCAGAAGCATAAATAGTAAATAAAAATAACTAAGTAGAAGTAATATGAACTTTAATTCATCCAGATCGGTTCTGCCGGCTATGAATACGCCGAAGACAAATATGGTCGGTAGTATTTCTGGTGCTTTTTCAAACCTATGGATTGTTGGAGCTCTTGTAGTGATTGTAGCTGTTTTATGCTATATTTACTATAGAAATATTGGCTATTACATTGATTTAGGCGTTAAGAATATTAGTCGAATTATACGTGGTCGTGGGGAGGTGAGCGCCGAATTTGGTACCGCCGATAATATGGGTGCCCCTGGTGATCTGACCGCAACCTTGAAACCTATGAAGAATGAAGATTCTCCGCCCCACCCCGATTTACCGAACCCAGCGAATCGCCCGTCCGGTATGCCTGGTGCGCAATCAGGTCAGCCAGGCACGTTTATATCAGGTATGCTCCCGCACCCGAATTTTAGCACCGATGGTAAGCAGGTATTCAATGTGAGCCGTAATATTTACACGTTTCACGATGCGGCAGCGGTGTGTGCTGCGCTCGACAGCGACCTTGCAACCTATGATCAGGTGAAGGAGGCTTATGAGAATGGCGCCGACTGGTGTAATTATGGCTGGGTGAAGGGACAGATGGCGGTCTATCCTACGCAGAAGGCAACCTACGAAAAGCTTCAGAAGGGACACCCGCAGTACCATAATGCGTGCGGTCGCCCAGGCATCAACGGCGGATACTTTGACAATCCCGAGCTCCTCTTCGGCGTGAACTGCTTTGGTGTCCGCCCTGCGAAGAACGCAATGGACGAGCTGAATAATAGTGAAGTTGCGCTCCCGCCGACGACGGATGAACTGGAGTTCGAGAAGCGTGTCCAGAAGTTCCGCGATCAGCTAGATGATACCACTGTGCTGCCGTTCAATAAGAACTCGTGGTCTTCTTAAGTGTAAACAATAACGATTATCGATGATAATACATATTGTTAATCCTACCGTTCCTTAGTACTCAGCTTCATATTCATACTGGTTACTATCAACATATTCACCCTGTTCATCTTCTACAATAATGTCAGCATCAACAAGCACACCAATTTCACGCTGGACATAAGACATTAATATACTTTCCATTCCTTTGCGCCAACCTGGCAGTGTCTCTTCCCACGTACGCACAGGAAGACGAGCCCAAAATGCGACCCAGTTCTTAAAACAACGCACATCAAGCCATTCCTGCCACATTATCTCTACATCACGATTCCATTCGCTAGGATATGACCCAGATGAACGTATTTTATAAATATTTACATCTTCATATAATTTCATAGTACACAATGCGCTACACATATTACGACGAAATACCTTTTCGGGTACTCCTAGGTTTAGCCGTTTTTGTTTTAATAGATCGATAAATAAGTCTGACATTTCCATAATTGTTTCTGCTGGCGTTCCCTCGTATTCTTTCTCCTCAACAAGTGTATGAAACCATTGTGTAATTTTATTATATTTGAGTTTTTGTTGTATAGTATGTAATAAAAATGTATTCATCGCCCGCCAATCCACAAATAAGTTCTAGTATTACGTCGGAGGTTTTTTGTATCCACCGTCCGCACCACCTCCGCTAGCACCAAGCACGGTCTTTTTGAGGTAGTCGGTCGTTTTAGACCCGCGATGATTTTGTAAGAAATCTAGAATAGCGTTGGTCTCATCACCGCTCCTAACAGGATGTGCCGCATAGTAGGCGTGAAGTTGCTCCTCTAGAAAACCCCAATTGAGTGGGTTTGCTTGAACACGTGAGGCGCGCTGTAAAGTAGCACCGTTTATTTGGAGGACGGCATTTTTCATACCGGTAGATTCCAGATTTGCGAGTATCTTCGTTTCGTATTGTCCTCGCATTGAGCGCGCATTGGTGACTTGTTTGTTTAACGCCTCGGCAAGATTGTCAAAATGAACATAGTGCCGGACAGCCTCAACAAGATCTTTATTCGCAGCCATCTTATCTGCGACGGGTGTTTTTCTTTGCCTTACGTGCCGAACGACGGTTTTTGTGCGACATATTCTTAAAGGCATTTGTCAGGTTTTGGCTAGCTGGAATAGGCATATTTATATATCCAGGTGCTGCACGTGAGGGGGCACGCATACTCTCTTCCCGCGCTTTAAGATTTGCTATTGCCTTTAACCGTGCCGCCTCTTCCGCTGCCAGCTTCTGTACCCGTGATGCTTCGTCTGCTATGATCCTTTCGTGATATGCTTTAATGTTAGCGGCAGTTTGAGCATCTTTTTTACGTAATTCGGCAAGCACTTTTGGCTTGAGGGCTTTAGGCATAGCAGCAAAGCGTGCGGCGTCTTCTAAGTAGCAAGCACCGCACTCGCCGGGTATCATTGGACGGTACGCCATCTCTATAGTGTAGTATGTTTTTTTAGGCTATAGGGTCATTACGATTTGTATATTTCCAAACAAAACCTTTGTATGTTTTAACTTTTCCCCTACATGCTGCTGAAATGGTACTTTTATGTGTATTCATAGCACTCGCAGCAACGACACATCCATCATAGGTATTTACTAAAATTCCGTCTAATGTATATTGCAATACTTTATATTTTTTACTGTTTTCAGTTATTGTCTTTATAGTTTCTTCACTTCTAACAAGTCCTTTTCCACCTTTACTTATTTTTGCTTTATGCTCTTCCGTTAACTTTTTCCCAAGACATCCATTATTTGGTATTATTTCTAATCTAGCAAATTTGTCCTTTAATGTCTTAGATATCTTATTTTTTGTATCTTGATGCTGTCGCCCACTTTTACCACCTTCTCGTAAATTATAACCGTTGGGAGAAATTGTATTATATTTTTTCATATAATCTGTTTCATACCAGTTAAGATCTTCGTCAAAACATACACATATTAACTTAAATTCAAATGCATCTTTTCCATATTTTTTAAGAGCATGTGATAAATATCGGCAATTGCTCGTTTTCTTCAAGTGTTCCCGCCATCGTTCTTCTAAATCTTTTACAGTTTGACCTATATATGATTTTTTGCTTTCTTTATGAGTAATTTTGTATATATACCCCATCTTACCCTTGATGAATGTTTTTGTATATAAACGCAACCGGGGTTTATCATTTTTTAGGCTATAGTATAGGCTAAAAAATTAAAGAGAGTGTGTCCACCAATCTCTTAGAAAGAGATGCGGTCCCTGCAGGTCCTGCCCCTGCGACCTTACGGTAAAATGTTATAGCAATAACAGCCATATGCTCTACTAACTGAGCTAAGGGACCAAAATAGATATATAGTATCTCACGAACCTGGATCGAACAAGTGACTTGAGGAAGACGATTTTTAGAGTTTTCTTAAAAACTACAGTCCTCCGCTCTACCAACTGAGCTATCGCGAGCTTTTTTTTGTGTGGTTTTCTACTGTATTTTTTCTTTTTTTTTTGGTTTTTGTGATTTTTCTCTTTTTATAGGGTTTTGTGGGTTTTGTGGTTTTTGTGGTTTTTGTGGTTTTTGTGGTTTTTAGCGGAAAGACTTAGGAAGGAGGTGTTATATATTTTTTGAGAGTTTATGTATCAGCAACCATTTACGCCTTCACCGGCGCCGCCACCGCCGCCTTCAGGTAGTGGGGCTTCAGGTAGCGCTGGAGGTTGAGGATCTTCAGCTCATCCGTCTCCTTGAGCGCAAGGAGCTTGCGCAGCGCACCATCCGCCTTGATGATCTGCTTCTCCATCAGGTTGTGGTCCTTGGCGTACTTGCAGACCGCCGTCGTGACCGCCGAGCGGGAGAGCAGCGAGCCCTTCGCGACACCGAGGAACGTGCAGAGCGCATCCGAGATGGGCGTCGGCTTCGTGAAGACCGACTCCTTCTTGGGCACAGCCTCACCGCCCTCCGTCGTGACGGCAGCGCGGCGGCGGCGACCCTTGGACGCCTTCTTGAGCTCGCGAG